CATCAGTAGGATGTAACAAGTGATAAGTAGGTGCATCTTGATTAGCTATTTTAATTTGAGTTGTTGCAGTTCTTAATACATCAACTAAGTTAGCGTTATCAACTGCTTCTGGAGCTGTTGATGCTACAAATGCTGACGCTTGAGTAAGAATACCATTTAAGTTGTTTCCAGTATTATCTCCTTCATATACTTGCTCTTCAACTTTTTTAAGAATCTCTCTCATTAACTCATTGTTAATCTCTGCCTGCATGAACGGGACATCTCCCAACATCTCATCGGAAATTTTAATGTAAGCAGTAGTCTTTTTTAACGACTCTTGATTTACAACTAAGTCAAAGTCAATTTGGTTTTTCAAATCTCCCTCACCAGTTTGACCAGCAGCACCATCTTTATTAGCTTGAGATACCCAAGAAATCACTGGAGATTCAGCAGCACCTTTAGAAACGATATCTAATAACCTTACCGTTCTTGATGGGATAACATCTAAACCAGCAATTCTTTGCTCTACAGGAACATTACCGCCAGAGATATTAGTACTAGAAAGCATTGTCCCAGCAACTTTAAAATATAGTTTTTCAGAGCTGTTTCCCTTAATTAAAGTTAAGGCTTCTCTGTTTGATTCTAATCCTTTTTGAATAGTATCAATTTTATCAGAAGCTTCTGCTTGTTCTTGCTCTGTAAGTTTCTTTACAGTTAATTCAGCATTCTTTAATCTATCTTCTAAAGTTTTGAACTGAGCATTTCGTACAGTTTTCAACTCTTCTTTTAAAGAAGTAATTTCTTCTTTACTTGCTTTACCATCTACCAACTCTTGTAAATAGTCAGATTTTTGAGCATTAAGCCCATTGTAATAACCAGCTAACTCTTCACCAGTCATTTTGGCTAATACGTCATCTGATTTTATTTCAAATTTTTCCATTGTTAAATTTTTTATTTGTTATTATTAATTTGAGTTAAATAGAACGCTTTAGCATCGTACGGCTTAACCTCTGGAGTGATTACTTTCGGCTCTTTGGTTGTAAGTGATTCGATTACTTCGTTATATTTAGTTTGGCATACTCTTAAATTCATTTCTATTTGTTCTAGGCGCTCATTAGTACCTTTACCATTCTTTAAGGCATTAGTTAATTCTGACATCTTTTTGTTAAGCTCATCTAAAAAGTCTTTACTATTTCCTTTAGATACAGTAAATAATGGTGTCTCACTATTAGATCCAAACGTTACAGCTGATCCTTCCCATAGAATAAGCTCTTTTAATAACTGTGTTCCGTCATCTCTTACCTCTGTCTTATCTTGGATAGTTTGAAACCCTATAGAGTGTTCAGTAATTATACCATCTTGATAATCCAAGAAAGCATCATTTCCTTTAGTTGATCTACCTAAGTCAGCAACAGCAATTAAGTGGTCATGAGTTTCTTGAAGCTCTTTAAACACTCCTATTTGATGCTCAAAATCATGGTAACGTAAGAACTTAATCTTTCTATTACTCTCGCTTTCTGGACCACGTTCTTTAATTGATTTGGCAAAAGCCCCTTTAATTATAATATCTCCATCGCTGTCTATATTGTTAAATTTAGCTAATGCCATTTTAACCCTACGTCCAGCAGTGTCAATGTCTTTTATCTCAAAGCCAATGTTTTTAGTTTGGAATAGATTCATCTGTTTGTTTTGTTAATGCAGCAATTGTTTCATCGCTTAATTCATAATTCTCTTCTAGCAATGCTATTTTACTATCTTTATCAATAGGCATGTTCAGTACTACGTTTATCCCGTCCATTACTATCTTATCTTTTTCTGCTTCTACTTTCTTATCAGACTGTAAAGCATCTACATCACTAAAGTCTTTTCTCATTCTAACCTCTTTGTCTGGGAAGTGATTTTTAGCAATATAAAGATTATGTTTAGCTGCTATCTTATCAGCCAATGGAATAACAGCGTTTGTGTACATTGCTTTCTCAGCTTCTTTACGGTTGTTGAATGTCTTGTTGGCTGGGTCGTTAAATAATGAGCTATCTAAACTGAATACATTACACATAGCCCTAAGAGTTATAACACCTTTGTTGTCTAATCCAAGTTCGGCAGAACTCATGCCCATTGGGATATACTTTAAATCTTTATTTGTTACTTTAACTTTACCGTAGTTATGAGTACCAGCAGTATCACCATTAAATGCTCCTTGTACTTTCTTGCTCTCATCATCGGTCATTGGTCTATTAGAAGTATCTGTAATTAATCCGAAAGCTCCTCTATTTTGTAGTAGATTAGCATCAGCATCCCATCTATCATTCCCCACCTGAATAACATTGTGTGCCACCTCATAAGCAGACAGCCCTTTATAAGACTCTTGAACACTTTGATAGTTTGGGTTAAACATTTTAATATGCTCTAACTCATCTACATCATAAGTACGCTTAGTCTTACCTAATTCAAATAAGTATTTAAGATTTGGTAAAAAGAAATTTCCGCTTGCTATTATCTCTATGTGATTACTTGGTAGTACGTCAACCTCTTCAACTCTACCGTTTAGTTTAGTAGGAACTAAATAACTATCACCTGTGGTCAATAGATAAGTCGCTAACTGCTCGTCTATGTCTTTCCAAGTATAACCCTTAGTTGCATTTGGAGTAGCCATTAAATCATGTATGGAAGTTTCTTTAATCTCCTCCCATACTCCATCAACCTTCTCTTCAACTATCCATTTAGTCTTTACATAAACATCTACTATCTTTTTAACTACAGAGTAGGCATCTACATTACACTCATAAGACTCATTAATGATTTCTTCTAGGGCGGTCTTCTTCCCTGTGAACTTCTCGAAGAGAGAAATGATGTCGTTTTTACTTTGAAGTTTAAAGAATCTATCGAATACTCCCATATAAAAAAATAGTGCAAGGCATCTTCACCTCGTTATTGTAGCAAAAATAAACAAAACATTAATACAAAAAACTTTTTATACAAAATAAAAATCATTTTCCTGTACTAATTCATCAAAAGCATATCGTGTAGCATCTATTAAATGATTCCAATCGTCTATCGGTGTGTTACTTTTCTTGTCATTCCAAATGTAGTTGTTTAATTCTTTGTGCATATTATGACAATCTTCTGTAGATATTATTGTGTAGTCCATCATCTTAACCAAACCTAGCCTAACTGAATCCCTACCCTTTGTACATGGTACTACATTCCACCCCTTAGATTGAAGCTCTGCTATTAATCGAGGCTCTGCGTTATCAGCTACTATTAAATCATTCTTACTAATATCCCTACTCTCTAACACATCTGATATATTGTCTGTGCTTAATCCTGTCTCGTATAACATTTCTTTAGTGTAAATCTTATGCTTACCTACAGCTATTTTTACAAGGGTTGTCGGGTCGTTTACATAACCGAAATCCATACCATAAATAAATGGTAAAGAGTCGTCAAAAGGGGCTTTCTCCCATTCATTAAATATTACTCCAGTAGGCTTAGTTCTTTGACCAGTACCATAAACAGACCACCAATAAGCGTTGTTCTTTTTGCGCTCAATATCTAATACTTGTGATTTAGTTAAGTGTGGATTGTCCTTATACGTTGTAACAACTACAGGGAAGTCTCTAATGTAATCATCTAACCAATGCACCGTAGGCATAGCGGGGTTGTAATCCATTATAATGCGGTGTGTTGTACGTGGAAATAGTTGGTCTATTGTTTCTTCATCGAATTGGTCAGCCTCATTAAGCCATAGTATCTGTCTTTTACGACCATGTATCTTTGCAGGATCATCAGCACCATAGTAATTAATTATATTACCGTTAAGATTATATATCTTATCTGTCTTGTGATGGTTAGCTGGGTCGTATAGATTATGTTTAAATAGAACTTCTTTAAAGTCCTTCCATACAGTAGCCTTTAGTGCAGCATATTCTTTACGACAAATATCTATCTCTAGCCCTGAGTAGTTTTGACATAACCAAATGATGTAGTATATTACTGAGAATGTTTTGCCGCTTCTTGTACCTCCTTGTAATAAAGTAAACCTATTTTTAGGAACGTTTTCTTTTAAGAATGTATAATTAGGATTAGCTTTGTTCACTAATTTTAGTGTTAAATATTTCAACCATCTTCATCGTGCTAAATCCAGAAATCTCTAAAAATATGTCACTCATACCCTATTTTTTAAAAGTTCTGGTTTGGTAAACCGTATTACCATCGTACTGTGAAATACTCATTGTTGAATCGTTTATTAAATATCCATCAAACTTAATTGTTATTGGATTTGTAGGGTTATCAAAATAATTACTATCAACATAGGCTATTGATTTTGTGATCAGTTGACTGTATGTTCCATTTGAATTGTAATCATTAAGGCTAATATTTAGCATCGTTGAATCAATTGTATTCTTGCTGAATATGAATTCCCTTCTGTGTGTGGTTCCTGTAATGTCATCTACTACCCAATCGGTACAATTCCAATTACCTATGAATTGATCTATATTAGGACTCTTTACATTGCTTATTGGCGTTGTTTGAGTGTTTGGTATTGTAAATATATTTGGCTGTGGTTGTGGGTTGTTCTTTGCGCACCCTAATATGGTTATTACTGCAATTAATGTTATTAGTTTTTTCATAGCTTTTTATTTGCTAGTTAATGTTTTCATTTTTACTTTCAACGTATCATTGGGCTTGGTTACATTGTTACACACGGTGGAGACAACTATTCATCTAACCATTCTGGCAGGTTATTTTCTACAGCTAATGTAATATCTTTAGTCTCTTTAGCTTTACCCCATCTATATTCGAAGTATAACTTAACAAATCTAAAGTCTCCATCCTTAACTCCCTTTTCTAACTTCTCTAATGCTAATGGCTCTAGTGGTGTTAGTTTCTCTATAAGCTCTATTTGCTTATCCTTTCTACGTAAGTCGTTCTCTTTAGTAGATTTGGTGCTGTTTCCTCCGTTATCTTTTCTTTTATCTGCCATTCAATAGAAATCAAAATATTGATTATTCAAACAAATATAAGCATTATTTATTTAATAGTTTTGCATCTCTTTTCATTTTCTCCCGTTTTTAAAAAACCAACCAAATTTTAAATCAAACCATCTTTCAAACTTTTTAAATATACACTCATCTTCAAAAGTTTGTGTAGTGTTTACCCTTTTATTTTTTTTAGTTCTTTCCATTTATTTAATTGTTAGTTCTCCTCCTGTTAATGCGTAGTAAAGATTTTGAGCCTCATGGACTTTGATTTTTCTTAAATCTTCTGATGTTATTTCTACGCCATAATATTCAGATTGCTTACAAAAACTTATTGCCATATCTATTAAATCTTCATAACCAAACTTTATAACCCATTCTTCTGTTAGTTCTATAGGCTCAAATAAATCTAAATTGGTATTATTGAAACCTAGATGAACTTCACCTATATCTTTTTTATGTGAAGATAAATACACCCAATTCCCTATCCTTAAATCTTTTGCTTCTATCATAATTATTGTTTTAGTCTATTAGCTTTATAAATAAATATACTAAATTTAAGTTAAAGCCATAAATATATAACCTATTACTATTCCTATAATTA